GGCCGACTCTAACAGGACTAAGTTTCCTCTGTTAAATGTCGATCGTTATTATTATTTATTGCATCACTGTGATGAGTGATGAGGTAATTACGCCTTAGCTAACAATTACTCTTCATCATCCCAATTATCCCAGTTGATGTCTTCTACTCTGAGTATAGACTCCTCTTTACTCCACACCATACAAGCATCCATCTCGAGGGCGCGGCCTGGAGTGTCAATGCGATAAAACTCCTGTTTATCTCGCATTGCTCGCTCCCATTTAGGGAAATCAAACTCGCGTTCTACTCCCGCTTCTTTAAGCTGTTTTAACAGTAACTCAACTGCTTCGGGACCATGATGTGCCATCATTAACAATGCCATTTCTATTTTTTGATCAAAGATCATCTTGTCGCCTGCATTTACTTTCTTACGCCACATCAGTTCTCGATGAATGACCTTTAACGGCAACGGAGCCGCAACATAGCCTTTTTTCAGAACGAAAGGTGACTTCAGAAAAGTCAACTCATCAAAATCCTCAAACGGAATCAGTTCTCCTGTCTTGTTTGCACCAGTGACAGTCATCCCTAACATTCCAGCATACAAAGCAAACGTCCTTCTATTAAACCAGTCTAACACCATATCCTTCGCCGTAACCAGCAAGTCATCACCATAGGTTAACGCACGCACGTTACCATCATAACTCTCCAGATCTGGTAACTGACCAGCCATCATCTGAGCAATCTGATACGCACACAGTACGTGATACCAATTCGTCAATGAATTCAGCACATCCGTAATTGGTGACCCCGAGCATACTCCTGCTCTCTTCTGGTACAACTGATCTGATACTAGCACTGTCGATTGCACATTACAACTCATCAGACCTGCTCGCTGTTTACTAAACTCACCTCCATACGCATGGTCAATCACTGCTAACGCTGCGTCTATCGCGCACTGAGGGACGGACCCATCGTAATTAGAGTAATCCACATCAAAGCCTTTCGTCCCCATCTCAATGAATCCCTTCCTATACGCTCCCCAACAGGAGTCCTTGTCTTGTCCAATTCCATGACACAGATTGAATCCAGCACGTTCCTTATACGAATCCAAAAAACGCCCAAAGTACTTCCGTATGAGAAGCGTCACATCCAACGTTGGCTGTAGAAAGACCCGAGTCTTCCCTGCTTTCACCTTAGCATGAGTCACCAACTCATCCTTATTAGTTGCCACCCACACAGTTCGCGGAGCCTTACCATTCTCCAATCTAGCTTCTTGATCCGCCATAACTTCTTTAAAGGTCATTCCGTGATCCAATGCTACAGTCGAAAAGGCCTCACTAAATTTGTATTTGAGCGTCTCACCCTCAACTTGGGGTAACGCCTCAAACAATTCCTTCTTTCCATTTCGGAATTGTTTCTGATAATATCCACATGATGTAGTAAGGAGGATGGGCTGCATAACTTCCCCCCCATTAATCATTTCATGATCTGTTAAAGCCACTGGATCGGCCAACGTCCCCACCTTCTTTTTCATAAAATCCACCGTGGCTTGATGCACAGCCATAGGCATAGCAGCCTTTTGTATGCACTCATATTTCTGTGCATTTGTAAAGAGGGGGTGTATTTTTACCCCTGCTACTACGACAGGATGCTTCACAGTAGGTTCGTAAATATCTTCCCATTCTTTATGGTAAACTTCGGATCGCTCCAATGCAGTGTTTCCTGGTTGAAACCGATTCATTTCCTTACCATTCCACCTACCTTTACCATAACGTTCCAACTTACTAATCCAGTAAGGGCATTCTGCCTCCTCCGTGGCTATGCCCCAATCCGCAATACTCTCGTCAACAGCCATTGGTGAATCTAACCTTTCCTGAATAGATGCTTCCGCCTCCTCTAACGCCTCCAGTGTAAAATCACACACTCCTACTTGATTTGGACCACCTTCTAA